ATTCTATTCAAAGAAATGTCAAACCCGAATCTGCTGTCAAAGTTGCGAGTTCCTGGGGATTCGTCCTCAAATTCGCAACTAAAACACGCGGGGAACGTATCGACTACCTGTCGAGACAGTATTCACCTGCTGTCTGGACAGGAGCTCCCGACAACATTTCTTGTCCACTCCGCCTAATCTCTAAATTCCACGTCTCTCGTCTAACAACGAAAGTCCCAGATTACGTCATTGCGTATACCAAAGCACAATCAGTTTTGGCAAACGACCACTCGACTTATCTACTTTCCAATTGGATGAGAAAAATCATCAGACAAACATCAGTTCAAGCCCGTATTTGGATCAAAAACGCATCCAAAGGCATGAAAGATGAACTTACCTGTGAACGCCAATGGGCCTCCCGTTTAATTTCCACTCTCGATGAAGATAAACCGTTTTACCACGGTGATGCTTCTTACCAATCAGAAATGGAGTTAGACGAGAACTGGCAAATTGAGGTGTTCGCAGACGACGGTTTTGATGCCAGAGACATGGAAGACTTCATACTATGGTGTGATGATCCCGACACTGACTGGAGAAATTGTCCGGTCATTTACGAACAGGAAGCAAAAGTCCGTGAAGTGCCTTACATGGCAAACGACGACATTGTGGGACCCAGTTCCGAATCACCACCAGACACTCATCAAGGATCAGATGAAAAAGTAACCGTATTCTCTGCAGTCACTATGCCTGACAATGTACGTGTCGACAACGTCGACAGTCAACAATGGCTAGAGATTTTCAAGGCAAAGATTGCGGCACATGAGCTAGACCACGAAAATAAACATAACGTAAACATCAGCAAACAAACCTATCGCTGCAAACGCGGCGACAACTGTAAGGGTTGGTACGCTGGACTTGAGCCCTGTAGAACTCAGGTCACCAAGGCTGGGAAATTTTGTCGCGAGTGTAACAAAATTTTCCGGACCAAACGTAAGACTAATTAAGGCCGCTTAGTCCCAGGCGGCACTACAAAAATCCAAAACACTACTATGCCCACCAAAAGACAAAAACAACGTCAACCGCGTAAGCAGAACAAGCAACCACGGAGACGCCCTCGTCGCCGCAATAGGAATAACCGCGCCAATGCGCTTACTCCTTATGCAGCGATGATCGCTGATCCGTGCAACTGCACCCTTATCCCTGGTCTCCATGGGACCTCGGAAGGGCTTCTAGCACGCGTCAAAAAGACGCTTTTCAATGCCACTGCTGACACTTGTGGCTACGTTCTTTGGGTACCCGATTATTCTTGCAATTTCGGGGACTTTAATGAACGTGGACCCGCAACTGCTGTTAAATGTGGAAATCTA